GAGCTTCACGGGCTACCTCTTAAGATTACGTCAGGGTACAGATGTAAAGATCACCCCCTTTCCGTAGCAAGACCTACCAGCTCTCATATCAAAGGAGTTGCCTGTGATATATCAGCGAAGACTAGCAGGGAACGGTACATGCTGCTGAAGTTAATATTTGAACATCAACTATTCCAACGAATTGGAATTAGTGGTGCAGATAAATTCATTCACGTTGACGTTGATCAGGAAAAAAGTGACCAACTTGTTTGGCTTTATTAGTAGAGTAATCATGGGGACGGTTCCTGCGTTCATATCTTTCATCCCAAGGAACTGATCCTCTGCTTACTTGTTTCACTCTCCTTTCTTTTTTCATACCACCCCTAAAATAGATGTTGACATATATGTAGAATTAAGATACCTTGGGGGTCCGTACAGCAGTGTATCTCATCGTCAAGAAGAGATAAAATTTCCACGATGTGCGAAATTTAGGAAAGGCCCAGTACTTCGGTGCTGGGCTTTTCTATTTCTCATATCACTTCGCATACAACATCCCCAAAGAATGTCCCCCCACATGCCGAACTCAAGCCTACTATCTTCTTAGCCATAGGTATGGCAGCAGTATAAGCGTTCTCAAATTCAGGCTGGAAAGCACACTCATCTGAGATCACAAGACTAGCAGTATGAGATCGAATGATATGCCCACCCTCTGGTATTCCCCATACAATGCTGCCATTGCTGAACCGCATCTTTGCATAACTAGTATCTACCCCCACCATATCCTTTAACCATGCTGGCAGATGATGGTAGACAAAGCTCATCCTAGAGTTCTCCATCTTCTTGTCGAACACCAGGGCAGCAGCGTCTTCTTCTTTTTTAGACTGGATAAAGATAGCTTGATGAGGATGGAACATAGCTACCCATAAGGCATACAGTACCATCACCCATGACATTCTAATCTGCCTGCTCTTAGGTATGAACACCCGGTTGGATTCATGAACAACGCTGATTACTTTTCTCAGGTATGCCTTGTCAGGGAATGGCTTGACAGGATTGTCAGCGTCATGCTCATCCTTTGTCTTGACTATACCTGAGAATATGAAATTGTTTGGGTGTTCAAGCCAGCTCTTAATTTGGAGGAGCTGGTGTAGATGAGCCAAGGAGTCCGATGATAGCCTGCTCAATCCCTTTTGGATCGATTCCTTGTCCAGATCCTGCAATGAGGTGGGCATGTTTAGCTGGCTGGTCATATCCGAACATCTCCCTTAATGATTTGAGTGCATCTAGTTTATTATAAAATTTCAACCTGATTTGGTTTTTACCATTGGACCCCTTACCTGAGCGGCTCTCCTCTATTTCTACTACGGGGCGTAGGTCAGTCATGGTGGATTTCTTTGCCACGATCCCACCATCTTGAGTGTATTCATAGTAATCGCGAGGATCTAGAAACGCTATCCTTGCATACTCTTCGGCTACCTTGTCTGCCGTAACAGCAAGCTTGTTCTGGATCTCAATCTTCCTGTCTTCAATCCGTTTGAGAAAAGCCTTGTCCTTCATCAGCCTACCAACAAGTTTGTCAACTGACTTGGTAGCATACCCACATTTTAAGGCAAGACTTATCTTGCTCTTGTTAGGGTTCATGATGATCTGTTCTATGAAAGCATCCTGCTTCTCAAACTTTTTGCCCAGCATGGTTGTTGCTGCCTGCTCTTCCTTCTCAGGCTGCTTGCCACCATTCTGTATTTTCTTGTAGGCTTTGCTTTCACTGAATATAGAACTCATTTGCTGGAACCTTTCTTCTTCGTATTGCAAGAACTCTTTTCTGAAATGTCTTCAAGAATTTCTGTTATCAAGGTAATACATTTTGCAAGCTTTAAACAATACGGATACGGGTCATAAAAATTTTCACTCTTTAAGCCAACAAATTCCTGCTTCAACTCTTTAAGTTTTTCTTTTGCCAAACTCATACAGTCTCCTAACCATAGCCAGCACGTTGAGATAGAGTGCGTGGGGTGCTGTCCTTCACACGCATTCGTTTGTCGTAGAAATCCAACAGCCTGACCATGCAGTCCCTGGCTGGTGGATAGTTGGCCTTAATGGCCTCTCTACAGCACCCCCATAACCTAAGTAAAGCCTCTTCGGAACCTGCCTTGTTCCTAGCAAACCACTCTCTTAGGATCACTGATGAGTTATTTCTTTTCTTCTCGTTCTCAAATATAAATCTACAGCCTAGATCTTTTCTTATCCTGTTCCTAAGATCCTCATCAGAACAGACTAATATGATCCGCTCTATTTTATTGATCTTTAGAAACTCACGCAACTCATCGATGAACTCTGGTGACAGCCTTCCTGATAGTTCTTCAAACAAGTGATACTCTGAGTCAGACTTCCACTGACCATCTACTAACTTCTGAGTTATCCTTGCCCCAACAATACAGTAAGCCCTAGTGTGATCATCATTGCCTAAAAACAATGAGGCCATTAAGCTGTCACATGGATGATAGTCCTGCTTGTATCTCAGGGCTATGCCAACACCAGTGTTTTCTATCTTATTAATGATAAGCTCCGCAATGCACCCTGTTGGATGTCTCGTCAGTAGTGTTGACTACAGTGCCAATCCTGTCTTCAATCTTCTTGCGTCCAGAAGGTGAAGAGATCTCGGCAATATCAAACTCCTGCTCTTTTGCTTCCTCATATGTTTCTACTTTCAATCCTTGCTCTTTCATTTTGTTCTCCTTTTGACTTTCTTTCTCTTTGTTATCTTTGTTAATGGATCTAATCTTTTTCTCTCTGCTCTCGCCCACTTAGCATTTGCTATTTCTTTCTTTGTTAACTTTCTTGGCTTTGCTTTAGGATGAGCTTTCTTAATTTTTTTTTTGCTACTCCTTATCATTGCTGACATTTCTTCTTCAAAGCTAACCATAAGATCTCCTAGTTAATGACATGTCTGGAAACATCAAAGCTGTCTACCTTGTCTGCCATCCAGTTGCTTGACAACATCTTGAATAAATACTTGACCGCATCAATGCTATGGTTGTTCTTGTCAACCATAGTTTCCTTCACATTCCTGTTCTGTCCAGTGCTGGTTGTCCACTCGTTGTATCTCCATTGACTCATTTCCATCCAATGGTTAGTGCAAGCCTTGGTAATTCTATACCGTGGTTGCCAATTACTCTTCTTACCTTCCTTGTCAAAACCACCCCACATCTGCTCGTTGATCAGCTCTGCAAACTCAGTGTCTCCACCTCTTGTCCCTTTAACAAAGTGAATCCCCTGCTCACTAAACAACTGTGCCATGCTGACCAGATCCCCACCGTCACCACGTTCCTGTGTTCGAGTCCACATACTTGGATCAGCTACTATCCACTCAAGTCGATCATAATATTTATAGTCTTTGATTGCATCTGAAGTAGAAACATATCCTGCTTTCCTTTTGTAAAACTCATGGACCGCATAATAGTCATCGTTCCTTGGGTCATGCGCTACCACCATGAAAGCTGTCGTTCCCCTGCCAGCATAGTCAAAGCCACCATAAAGTCTCCATGCTTCTGGCAGCTCCTTGTATTCAGGAATATGAATGCGCTCAATGTGCTTCTCCATCATTGGGAATACAAGCTGACCACCTTGGGCGTTAAAATCAATCTCCATTTCCCTGCGCCACTTGGCTCCACTCATGCCACCAGGGTAGCCCTGCAAAGATTTGGTCATCCAAGTTTTGCCACCAGAAGAATCCGGGTCTTTGTCTTCATCAGCAGAATAATGCACACGCAGAACACGCACACCATCCTTGGTTATGTAATCACTTATTCCCTTCACTCAACTTCTTCCCCACGATTAAACTTGCTTATCATTCCTGTCAGTTCAGTGCGAGTCTTATCATTGCTAATTCTTTTAATGGAATTAAACTCGTTGATGATCTGGTCACGTTCATTTGGATTGTTCTCCCATCTCCTGAAAACAATCAAAGCTCTGGAGTGTGGGTTTGAAGTGCCAGCAACTGTTTGCCAAAACCTGTACATCTTGACATCACCCGTGTTCTTAATAATCTTTGCGTTAATGATAGATTCTTTTAACCTTTTCTTTTCAGCTCTCAACAGATCTGAACTATCTACTGCATCAACAGCTCGTTTGACTGCAAGTTTCTGTCCCTCTATGTCTCCCTTGGGTAGATTATAAATATCAAAGATGGCTGCCTTGACTTTATTTTCTGCTGCCCTCACCCTTGAAGCTTCTTTCATTTTTATTACTTCAGCATCTTTCCTCTTGTCTACGCTTTCTGTGTGAGTAAACTCCAAGACCCTGTCTACACCCGGAAATCTTTTTATTTTCTGCCTCAAGTCTTCTTCCATCCTGCTATTTATTTCTTTTTTCAAATCATCAGTTATATATTTATCTGCATACCAATCCGCACCCATCCCACCCAGCCTTACAAGAGAGTTGCTTGGAATAAAAAAGTTTTGCAAAACAAGTTTCATTCTTTCTGGAGAAAATGGTTTGCCTATTGCCCCACCAAAGTCAGGCATTAAATCGTTTAGCTTTTCAACTGACATTGCCAAGACAGGATGTGTCCACGGGTTCTGCTCTGTCCCCTTATCCCATTGATCCTCACCCGTAAAAATACTTCTTCCTCTAAACGTATCCAGGTTCTTAAAGTTAAGCCAAGCTTTTAAGGTAGGAGGAAGGAAGTCAGTAAAAGGAACCAAGTTCTTAGCACCCTCTAAAAACATTGCAGGATCTTGATTGGCATATCGATGCCAAACACTATCTTTTGGGAACTCCATGTTTTCCCTCATGTGGGTGCTGGTCATCAGCCCAACAATATTAGCAAAAGCAGCTTGAATTTGATCCAATGGAAGCTTTAAGTAAGCGCGAGTTGTACCACCCTTGGTTTCCCTGGTGATAGGTGTGAAGAACAACAGGTTTCTTTCCCTGTCTGTTTCATCTGTCTTCTCCAAATCATCAGGATACATGTACAAGTTGAGCATCAGCACACTATGATATAGCACAATAAACTGCGACATCTTCCACCATGCAATCATAGTATTCTTGGCTCTTTGTTTTCCCTTTGCATTCCCACCCGTTAAAGCTCTAAACATTCCACGGGTAGCCTGCAACCCGGCATTCAAGTAGGGAACTCCTATATCTCCAATCTTTGATAAGTTGCCACCCTGAGAAAAATCAAGATAGCTTCTCGCAATCCATGTGGCTTCCCTGCTAATCTCAACGGGAATAGGAGATTGTCCCTTGCTGCCTGCCTTGGTCCATGCTTCATACTTTTTCCATGTTGCCTTATCAACCCTGTTCTTTATAGCTTGATCACGCAATGCAAGCCTTACCCATAGCTCAGTCTTTGTACCAGCATAAGCAAGAAACTTTTCAGCAAACCTTAAAGGTTTAGATAAAGCACCCCTGAACAGGGGAACTTTTGTTCCAACTTTTTCAAGCCATAATCCTTGGGCTGTCATGAATGGCATCATGCCACCATCCCTTAGATATTCGTTAGCTTTCCCAGTTGGAACATCTTGCCAGTTCCATACATCCTTGGCTGTACCTGCCAAACGCTGTGCCATCTGCAAGGGAGCTGCCCAAGGTAGGATAGAAGATTTATATTCTTTCGTTGTCTGCCAGCTATAGAACACATCACGGGGAAAGTTAGTCAAAGCAAACTCAGGATTGTATCCAGTTGCCTGCGCTCTTACTATTGATGACGCTGAAAGCCATCTACCTATCTTGGCAATGTTACCATCAAGAGTGGCATCAATTGCTCCCCATTCCTTGCCATATTCAATTGGCATTTTTATCCTGAACTTTTCTCCATCAACTATTGCGGTAACCGTTTTAAAGTTTGCAGCAACGTCAGCATCAGCAGAAACTATCTCTGCCACTCCATTGCCGGGATTCTCCTTTGCATAATTGTAAAGCTCAACATTTGCCCTGTTCCTTGCTAACTTTGCATGAAGCTTGATCATGTAATCTTTCATTAGCAAGGCTGAATCCTGCATCAATCTTTTAGTACTACCAGTAGTCAGGCTTTGGAGAGGATCATTCTGTATATCTGGATCGATAAACTGTTGGTAACGTCTAGGAGAGTAGTCACCCACCTTCTTCAAGTTGTCAAACTTTTTCTGTGATATTAAACCTTCTCTTCTGAGGAAGCCTAGCTGCCTTTTCATCCTTGCAAAATAAAGGTCTGCCTTATCGTTTAACTTCTTGAAATTTTCAGGGTCTATTTTTTTGTAGTCATCCAGCAAGGCACGGTACTGTTCACCCTTTGTGCCATCTGGATGGAGGATCTCTGCATCAGTTAAAACTTTTTCCATATCACGTTTAGCATGCTCCTCAGCTTTTTCCTTAGAAGCATGATAAGTGATAGCAACATCTGAGTCAGGCTTGGATGTCTGCTTTCTGATGGTGATATACTTTTTATCTTTAAGTGTCTTAAGTTTCTTTAGCCTGTCTTCTCCAAATTCCTGCTTTAGTTTTTCAACATGGTTTGCAACAGAAGAATCAAATACCGTGCCTACTGCCCTGTCATCCAGATAACTCCTAGCTACCACCTTCAGGTTCTTGTCAATCTGGTCAATCCTTCTGGACTGAACTATCCGATCCAACATCTTCTGTTCCCTGCGGCTTAAGCCAAGGTAGATCTCATTATGAGCCATCTCGTATTCAACATTACCAACTGCAGTGCCTCCCTTGGAAAGACCAAGCATCATGATGATTCTCTCACCAGCCTTCCCTCCAATCTTCTCTCTTATGGCATCCTTGGTAGTAGCTTGTTCGTCAAACAACCCCTTGTTAATCATCTGCCAAATCTTTTTAGGGGAGAGCTTGCCCAGCTTTTCTTCTTCGATGAAGTTTTTCTCCAAGCTGTCTAATGCAACCTT